GCAAATAGCAAGACAGAAACCGAGATTCAATGGCTTGTTGATAAGACGGAAAAGTTTTGCCAAGAGAAGGCGATATACAATGCTGTATTGGGGTCTATTTCAATTCTCGATGGTAAAGACAAAAGCCATGACACAGGTGCGATTCCCTCTATATTATCGGACGCCTTGGCCGTTTCATTCGATACAACCGTAGGACATGATTATCTTGAAAACTCTGATGCTCGCTATGATTTCTATCATAGAAAAGAGGAGCGAATTCCTTTTGACTTGGACTGCTTCAACAAAATTACAAAAGGCGGTCTGCCAGCTAAAACTCTCAATATTGCTCTTGCTGGGACTGGTGTTGGTAAATCTTTGTTTATGTGCCATGTGGCAGCAGGAGCAATGGTGCAAGGTAAAAATGTTTTGTATATTACACTTGAAATGGCTGAAGAAAAGATTGCCGAAAGAATAGATGCGAATTTATTGAATGTTACACTAGATGATTTGATGGACTTACCAAAAGATATGTATGATAAGAAAGTCAATCGTGTTCGTGAAAAATCTACCGGCAAATTAATCATCAAAGAATATCCAACTGCTTCAGCCTCAACAACTCACTTCAGGACTTTACTCAATGAACTTAATCTTAAACGCAGTTTTATACCTGATATCATCTTTGTTGATTATCTTAACATCTGTTGTTCTAGTCGTATCAAAGCTGGTGCAAATATTAATTCCTACACATATGTTAAGTCGATTGCTGAAGAACTTAGAGGATTGGCAGTTGAGTATAATGTACCGATTGTTTCCGCTACTCAAACTACCAGAAGCGGATTTACAAGCTCTGACCCTGGCCTTGAAGATACGTCAGAATCATTCGGACTCCCAGCCACCGCAGACTTGATGTTTGCTTTAATTTCTTCTGAAGAATTGGAAGAAATGGGACAGATGATGGTCAAACAATTGAAGAATCGGTATAATGATCCAACATATTACAAACGATTTACAATTGGTGTTGATAGAGCCAAGATGAAACTATTTGATGTTGAACAATCAGCACAACAAGGTATTGCTGATGCCGGCCATATTGGCGCTCATAATAAAATACAACATAATAAAAAGTTTGAAGGCTTTAAAGTATGATATTAGAAAGATCAGACGCTCTCCATGTAGCAAAAGTATTTCACGATTATTTCAGTAATATGGGAAGTACCGAAGAATACATGCGTGATGAAAAGTTGAAGAATGTGTCAGAATTGCCATTTTCATTATTTCCACCAGAAGATGATTTGTTCTCAGATTTCTCCGTACATCCAAAAGATATGGATATTGAAGTGTGTGAAATCGATAATACTCAATGGGAAACATTACTTGCCATTACCAGTTCTCATATCAACAAAGCACCAGTTGGTAAGAATGTCCAATTGGCAGTCAAAGAAAAGAACTCAGGAAAGATTCTAGGATTCATTCGGTTAGGTTCGCCAGTAATCTATATGAAACCCCGTAATGAACTCTTAGGACAAGTCTGGATTCAACAGGAAGATACTGCTAAACGATTCAATACTGCTTGTGTTATGGGATTTGTAATTGTACCAGCACAGCCATTTGGATTTAACTATCTTGGTGGTAAACTTCTCTCTGCCATTTGCGTTAGTCATACTGTAAGAGAAATTTGCAATAAGAAATATGGCATGAATGTTTGCCTATTTGAAACTACCAGTTTGTATGGAAGTACCAAATCAGTATCACAATATGATGGTATGAAACCCTATATCCGTTTTCAAGGATTAACTGAATCTGATATTGTACCAATGATGCACGGTGAACGATATCATGATTTAAAAAACTATGTAGAGAATATTACTGGAGATTTATTGGCAGGTGATACATCGACCACCAGTAGAAAGTTAAGAACCTTTACCAAGATTATAGCTTTAACTAAAGCAGCTTTAAAAGGAACTTCTGAAGGGGAGGCATTCTCCTTAACGATTGAGAACGCCAAAAAGTTGACAGAGAAAAAACGTTATTATACATCCGATTTTGGGTATAATAACTCTATTGATTACATGAACTGTAAAACCGACACTTTGATTCCTGGTCCTAATTATGAAAAACATGAGTTAAAGAACATTATTGAGTGGTGGCGGAATAAAGCTATAAATAGATACGAAACTCTCAAGACTGAGGGTAGGTTGAGGACAGAACTTGAAATCTGGACTTCAGGTAAAGACATTCAAATTATTAGGTGATTTTTATAAAAAATGGAAACAATAAGTTTACAAAAATTAAAAGAAGAATTGAAAAAAAAGAAAGTTTCAATTACAAAAAGTACCAATAAAGAATATGTTGAAATTCCTAATGGCGCTAAGTCCAAGATTACATTGTTCCTTACTTCAGAAACAAAAAGCAATCAACGCACCGAAATATTACAAAATTTAGCCAAAGATTTATCTAAGTATGGTGCAAAATTTGAAATTGGTGGTAATAAACCAAAGAGTGGTGCTGGATGGATAACTTTTCCCAATTCAAAAATGTACATTGTAGCAAAAATCAATGGCAAAGTGAATAAAGGTATAAGTTTCGAATCAAATCTAGAAAACGATTTAAACAATTTAAAAAATGATATTGCAAAATATAATCATCCTGATTTTATAGAAGATTTTGAAAAGAATTATTTGAAGGGTGCAATTATAGAAGAAGTTGAAAATACAGGGAAAAAGAATACACCAAGACCATTAAAAATTCAAGGCGAAAAAGTTTATGTTTCCGTTCGAGGTGGTCCTAGAACTGAAGATATTGGATCTAGTGTGGCTGATTTGATCATTAAAACTACAGGTAACGGAAGTAAATATAACCTGTCACTTAAATATGGTTCAACAGTTACATTTTTCAATTCTGGTATACAAAGCATCATGACGCAACAAGATTTTATAAATGGAACTTTTAATGATAGTATCGCAAAAGCACTATTCAAATTATTTTCAATTGATGTACAGAAATTTATTGGAGTTTTTACAGGTTATTCGGGTAAAACTTTAGGCGGTAAAAAAATCAAAGCAACAAAAGAAACCGAAACTGTAAATGTTGATGTATCAGACTTACAAGATTTCATCAAGACTGTAATAGGAAAAGGATATCTCTTGGTGCATTTGGACAATCAAAACAAAGTCCATATCACAGAAGTAAATGATACCTTTTTAAATACAGCTTCAAGACCTACAAGTAGTCAAATAGAAATAGAATACCCTGTTGGTGGATCAGCCAAAAGAATTGATATTCGTGTTGAAACTGCAAAATTTTATCTAAATTTTAATATAAGAAATAAACAAGGTGGCATTTACCCCAGTCATATAATGTGTGACTATAAAATGAAATAGGATAAATTATGGCATTAATTGATTTTGATAAACTCTCTAAACAATATGAAGATGATAATGATTTTGGATTTTCTGCCGTTTCGGAAGAAGAATATAACGCTGCCATCAATAATACCACAAAAACTGCTGAAGATTACAAAGCACGGCTTGTTGAAGTAGAGAAAATTGTAATACCCTTCCTAACAAAACTCCATTCTACTGGAGATAAAGAATACATATATTGGCCTAATCGTAAACCAATAATCGAAGCACAAATTGAGAAGATACTAAAACTGACGAAAGATTAATTATGTCCGCAACTGTGATTATACCAACTACTGGTGCAACACCAGTACATGAAGCTATTAAATCTGTATTGGACCAAACACATGAAACTAAATGTTATGTTGTATGTGATGGTCCAGAATTTGTTTATGCTATCAAAAACCATATCAAACAATTTGAGAAACATCCAAATTATCAAAACATAAAACTCTGTAGTTTACCTATCAATGTCGGCGCCAAAGGATTTTATGGCCACCGTGTTTATGCAGCATTCACACATTTAATTGATACTGAATATGTGTTATATCTTGACCAAGATAATTGGTTTGAATCAAATCATGTTCAGTCCTGTATCGACACAATCAAATCAAAAAACCTAGATTGGTGTTATTCATTACGACAAATTCACGATAAAAATAGTGAGTACATATGTAATGATGACTGCGAATCATTGGGCAAATGGCAAACATATCATGGTGTTAATCATGTTGACACAAATAGTTATTGTATTAAAACAGAAGTTGCAATAAAATTAGCAAGTGCTTGGCACGGTGGTTGGGGTCAAGATAGAGTGTTTTTAGGAAGTATAGCTCATCATTTCCAAAAATGGGATTGCACAAATGAATATACGGTGCATTATCGTGTTGACGGAGGTAAAGGTTCTGTTACCGCAGATTTCTTTATCAATGGTAATGAAATAATGAATAAAAAATATAATGGAGTTTTCCCATGGAAAAAACAAAACAAGATGACCTCGTCATCGGATTCATCACTAATTACAATTTCGACAAACTAAAACCTTGGGTGTATTCTCTCATCGATTCTGGCTTTACTGGCCAGAAAGTGATGATTTGTTACAATATTCAACAAGAAGTTGTAGATAAACTAGAAAGTTTAGGTTTTCAAGTTTATAATATTAAGATTGATGGCCAATTTAATATTGTGAATATCCGTTTCTTACACATTTGGCAAATTTTAAAACAAACACCAAAGAAATATCGTTACATTGTTAACACGGATGTGGCTGATGTTGTATTTCAAACTAATCCTTCTGATTGGTTAGAAAAGAATATGGGTGATAAAAAGATTTGTGTTGGTTCCGAAGGATTAAAATATAAAGATGAAGAATGGGGTATTCACAATATGTACCAATCATTTGGTCCTATTGCCGCAGAATATAAACAAAATGATGTAATCTATAATGCCGGTACCACCGCAGGCGTATATGAAGATTATATTGATTTTTGTTATAATGTGTTCGTAGCATTTCAAGGATCCCCTCAATTCGTTCCTGGTGGCGGAGGTCCAGATCAAGCATCATTGAATCTATTATTATCACTCAAAGCATATAAAGATATTACCAAATTCAATACACACGATGATGCGTGGGCATGTCAATGTGGCACAACGGTAGATCCATCTAAGATTGACAGGTTTGCTCCAAAATTAGTAGATAATGAACCATTCTTTAAGGATGGCGTGGTATATACATCTCAAGGTAAAGAGTTTTGTTTAGTACACCAATATAATCGTGTTCCTGAATGGAATCAATTCTTTTTAAACAAATATAAAGACAGATGAACAAAGGCCTTTCCGGTGGTTCAATAGAGTTGATTGATGATGATATAATTAGAAAAATATCAACCAATTCTAGATTGTACGATCAAATGTGCAAACAGTTGCACTTCAATAAAAAAAATCTAACCATAAAAACTCCAGAAATCAAAGCATGGCAATGGAATGAATCTCATGATAAATTTTATTTTGATATGGAATACATTCCATCTTCCTCTTTCAAAGAGTTTTTTGTAGAAGCTTCTAAATCAGAATTGGATAATTTTTATTTTTGCCTAAAACAATATTTGAACCATGATGTGCAAATTGAAAAACAAAATTATACAGAAAACACTACCAAAAAATTACAATCTCTATTTGAAAAAAGCGAGTTTAAAGATTTTATTTCATATTTGATTGATATTTTAATTGATGAGCAGGTTTTATTACCTACCACATTTTGCCACGGAGACCTGACACTCTCAAATATATTATTTAAATCTGGTAGATATTATTTTATTGATTTTCTTGATTCACACATCGATACATATTATTATGACCTTTCCAAATTAAAACAAGATTTATATTATAATTGGTCTTTGAAAGTGGAAAACGTTACCAATTTAAAAGTGAAGCAATGTATTGACTACCTGTGGAAATTACTGTATAATGATTATAATCACATTTATGATTGCAGAGAGTTTCAATTTATTGACGCACTAACACTATTGAGAATTGAACCTTATGCCAAAGAAGAAGAAGTAAAAACTATATTACATAAATGTATCAAGGAACTTAAATTATATGAAGAATTTATTATTACCTCTAGCAGGTAAATCATCTAGATTTCCCAATAGTAGACCAAAGTGGATGTTAACTCATCCATCGGGTACCATGATGATTACAGAGGCAATCAAAGGCTTACCTTTAGATAAATTTGACAATATCTATTTCGGAGTATTAAAAGAACATTTAGATAAGTTTCAATTTGGATTAGGTTTACTCAAAGAAACTGAAGGCATTGGCGTTGCTCAAAAGTGCCACGTTGTTATCCTAGAAGAACCTACCAAATCACAATCTGAGACCGTATATCAAATGGTGAAACAGGCAAAGATTGAAGGTTATATTTTAATTAAAGATTGTGATAATTATTTTGAAGTTGAAGATATTGATTTTGAACATAATCAGGTTTGTTATTCTAAATTAGATGACCATGACACCATCAACGCCAGAAATAAAAGTTACATTAAATTGGATGACAAAAACTTCATTTTAAATATTGTAGAAAAAAAGATTATCAGTAACACATTTTCTGTTGGAGGTTATGGTTTCAAAGATGCCGAACAGTTTATGCGTTATTATGAAAAACTCAATGTTTTTGAAAATATAGGCGAATGCTTTGTTAGTAACATCATTTTTGAAATGTTATTACAAGAATTAAAATTTAAAGGTACCGTTGTTTCTAATTATATTGATTGGGGAACATTGGATGCATGGTCCGAGTTCAAAAAAAGGTTTAGAACAATTTTTTGTGATTTAGACGGAACATTAATAACAAATGCCGCAGCACATTTTCCTCCATACTATGGTGAAGGTCAACCCATACAAAAAAATATTGATGAGTTGAATCGAATTTATAAAAAAGGTGAAACTCTAGTTATTATTACCACAAGTCGACCAGAAAGATTTATGGAGGTAACTAAAAAGGAACTTGACAATTATGGTATACCATTTGATGTTCTCTTAATGGGATTACCACATAGCAAAAGAATTATTATCAATGATTATGCAGCTAGTAATCCATATCCTTCCTGCGAGAGCATAAATATTCCTAGAAATTCTGATACATTATATTTGGGTTGAATGAAATGAAAGTTGCATTATTATTATTTGGTCAATTGCGGTGGATGGACAATCCACACACAGTAAAATCACACCACGACTTTATCATTGATAAGTATGATACTGATATATTTGGTCACTTTTGGAATCCTGAAAATACCGAAAAGCTTACACAATCTGGCCATGTCAAATGGGATCCATCTCCTTCAGATAAAGACGCAACCACTAAAATCCAAGAACAATATAAATTTACACAAATTAAATTTAGTGACCCAATTCGTTTTGAATTTGCAAACACATTATACCAAAAAGCAACCTCAAGAGAATGGCCATTAATTTGGGAAAAAGGATGGTTTGAGTGGCCTAATGCTTTTAATAATATCCTTTCACAACAATATTCCATTCAGCAAGTATCGAGAATTTTTGAAAAATATTTGGAAGAAAATCCAGATAAACAATATGATTTTGTTATTATGTCTAGACCCGATATTTGTATTTGGGAATATCCCGATTTAAATAATATACAAAAAGGTGGTTTTTATATTAGTAATCATCATTATAAATTTCCCGATTTGGCTTGTATTTTGGATGTAAAGTATTTAAAAGCATTTTCAAATCTCTATGATAATACTGTAAATATTACGGATGATGAATTGTATAGTCTTTGGGAACCAAATGCAGAAGCTTTAAAATATAATTCATTTAGAAAACACTATAATATAGGAAATATAACTTCTATTCCATTACCTGTTAGAATAGTAAGAGGTAATGATTGTCGTGGTCCACAATGGTAAAGGAAACAATATGAATGTAGTAATTCCAATGGCAGGTTTAGGTACAAGATTTCCAAAAGAAAAGTATAAAAATCCAAAACCTCTTATTGACGTTCTTGGTAAACCTATGATACAATGTGCAATTGAATCTTTGAATTTAGATGCCAAATATCACTATGTTATTAGGGAAGAACAAAAGAACGATGTTTATGATTTATTAAACAAGATTACGCCAGGTTGTGAAATCATTACAATAAAAGAAACAACTGGAGGTCCTGCTGATTCTGTTTTGTTGTTTGAAAAACAAATTGACAATGATGAAGAATTGGTTGTTGCAAATTGTGACCAAATTATGTGGTGGGATTCTGAAATGTTTTTAGTGAACGCTCGCCATCCAAAATATGATGGTGTTGTGGTAACATACCATACTGATACACCTAAGAACAGTTATGCAAAATTAAACAATCTCGGTTTTGTTACAAAAATAAGAGAGAAAGAAGTTATTAGTCATACGTCATTAAACGGTATTCATTATTGGAAAAAAGGTCACGACTTTGTTAAGAGTGCCAAGTTAATGAAGAAACATAATGACACCGCTCCAAACGGAGAATACTATGTTGGACCGACATATAACTATATGATAACACATATGCACAAGAGTGTGGGCGTCTATCACATTCCAAACTTCCAACATAATCCTGTTGGTGTGCCAGAAGATTTAGAACATTACATTGCAAAGGTATTATATGAAGAAAACCAGGATTGAAGATTACAAAAGAGGATGGTTCATTGGTGATTTTGAACCTTCTCTTTTAAGAACCAAAGACTTTGAAGTGTCGTATATGAGGCATACAAAGGGTGAGGTTTGGCCGGCACATTATCATAAAGAGAGTGAAGAATATAATGTTCTTATTGAAGGCAAAATGGTAATTCAAGGTGAAACTCTTGTATCAGGTGATGTGTTTATGTTTGAAAAGGGTGAGATTGCTGATCCCGTATTTCTAGAAGATTGTAAATTAATCGTTGTTAAAGTACCAAGTATAATAGGAGACAAATATGAAGTTCTACCGTGATAGAAGTGAAATTAATACAGAAGATTATGTTATTGCAACATACCTTTTGAGTAGTAATAAGTCAGTTAAAGAAGCCGCATGGAATCTTGCCATTGGCCAATCTGTCGGTAATCCCAATGTTCGTAATGAATGGGAAACTGATGAGATGTTTGAAAATCATTCTTGTATCATTCTTGCTGATGAAAAAGCAATCGATGTAGCAGGAACATTAGAAGTTCAAATTGCTTTCCCACAAGTTAATACTGATTGGGAAACAGATGGTATTAGTCATCTACTTTGCCAGTTGATGGGTGGCCATGTTGATATTGATTGTGTTACTGGTTGCCGTTTGATTAACCTAGAATTACCTAAGCAAGTTGAAAAACATTTCTTAGGACCTAAGTTCGGACTAAGTGGTTTCCGTGAGTTCACAGGTCAATACAATAAACCATTGTTTGGTTCTATTGTTAAACCAAAGATTGGTATCACACCAGAAACATTGCTTGAAATGGTCAAACAGATGGTTGATGGTGGTGTAGATTTCATTAAAGAAGATGAAATCATGGTAAATCCTGTTATTGCACCACTAGAAAAACGTGTTGATATTATTTCTAACTATTTGGCAAAACAATCTCGTAAAGTCGTATTCTGCCATACAATTAATTGTGATCCACATATTCTAGTTGACCGTGTCAAACGTGTCCACGAACTTGGTGGAAACGGAGTGCATATTAATGTGTTTAGTGGATACGGATCTTATAATAGTATTCGCAAATTGGACTTGCCTCTTTACTTACATTATCAAAGTAGTGGCGCAAAAGTCACAACAGACAAACAACATAGATTTAGTATTGCTTGGTCTGTGATGTGTCAGTTAGCTACTCTGTGTGGAGTAGATACAATTCAAACAGGTATGGTCGGTGGATATAGTAACGATGATCCAGAAGAAATTAAAAAGTGTATTGAAATCTTAAAAGCGGGAAATAGTATTCCAGCTTTAAGTTGTGGTATGCATCCGGGTTTGGTCGATAAAGTTACAGAAATTGCTGGCATTGATTATTTGTCCAATGCTGGTGGCGCAGTTCACGGACATCCAGGAGGTACAGTTGCTGGTGCTCGTGCAATGCGTCAAGCGATTGATAAAACTTATGGTCCAGAATATGAAGCAGCTATTGCTAAGTGGGGTAAAGTAGAATGAAATGGGAAAAAGACCTAACGAAAGATATTCGTGTTGGAGATTCTAGAGATTTTTCAGATAATGCTTACAATCTAGAATTTCCCGAAGTTAAATGGAGACCAATTCGTGTAACTCATCCTACTGAGGGATATGAACAAACAATGACAGTTTGTAACATGGAAAGTATCAAATCTACCTTTGATAAAGTAAAACATACGGCAAAATGTATTGTTGAAATTGGAGTAGATTGTAATGGTACTCCAACGCAAATGACAGCAACAAGAGTTTTTTTGGACAACAAAAAAGATGATACTGTTTATATCGGTGTTGATATCAACGATAAATCTTATTTGGATGATACAGAAAAAAATATCTATACAATTAAAACCAGTTCATCGAATATTGAACAAGTAATGGATTTTATTAGGTC